CATTCTCAACCACTTGCAGTTCATTTCTCTCATCTTCACTTTCCGTTGCTTTTGCTTAAATTGTGCACATGAGCCGCCACTCCTTCGCTACAATGGCATTGGCTCACGACGTGCCTATAGAGAATGTGGCTCGTATGCTTGGGCACCAGGACATCAAGACCACACAGATTTACGCTAAGGTGCTGCGCACCACCATCGAGCGCCATGCCACAGCCCTGCAGCGTTCAATCAGCTAAGACACGATAGAATATTCCCTTTAGTAACTGCGACTTTCCCGACTCCTGGAAGGTGGCAGTTATTTTTTCGCATATATACCTCTGTCCACGTATGTAGAACAATGCACGAGGATTGGGTATTGTGTCAGAGAGGAAAGAGAAATGGAACTTCTGCTTTCCGTCAATCTTGTGCATTGACAAGCGCATAGAATTGGCTATGCCGTCTTTCAGTCGCAAGGTGAATTGAGTTCTGTTATACCCAAACGAGTCAGTAACCTCCACCTTATCTATTATAGGATGTGGCTGATTACCGCCGAAAAGATAATGTCCACTCCAAAAGCCGACATATATAACATCAAAGTATGCAGATGACTTCTCGGTTTCTCCTTTGCCAATCACATAGCTTGCAGTGCCTTGTGCCAAGTCTCCTGCATCATAGTCGACATCATCGTGATAGCGTACCGATGATAATTGCCCTTCATTGTTCGGTCTTTGTCCTATGTAGATGCCAGAAGATGCAGAGCCAGAAGAGCCTGTACCGTCTTCCGATATAGTCCATGTTTCTCTACTGCCCAACTCTCCGCAGTCGAGAAACATACAATTGCCATACTTGTCGTCAGTACCCTCTATCCATGCAGGAACGATTTTCAGTTCAATATCGTCAGCATCATTATCAACAAAATAATCTCCGAACTGATTTACAGGCATCAGACGGTTATAATACTTGTACCACTTCATGCCATTATGCTTGCTGACAAATTCTGATTTGTAGCAGTACATTATAAAATAGGTATCAATCTCCTTGCAATAAAACAGTCTGTTTCCGTCACTTCCAACTGGATAGCCACGGCTGAAAGACTCGCTGTATCCATGTCCGCTATGCCCCGTAGACTTGTAATAACCGCTAATCTTCAACGTCATAGCCTTGTCAATCAATTCCCGAAATGTATCATAGACCAAAGCCTTTGACTTGTTGGCTCTTATAAACCAGTCGCACGAGTAATATGACCACAGAAGCGCATCATTATCAGCGTATTTCAAGTTAGCCGAAGCGATGTACTTGCTTTCATCTTCTTGCGACACCTCTGTTGTGTAAGAGTCCAAGACCTTGTTTAAGATTACCTCTCCTGCCGATTTTGCCAGACTATTAGAGAAATGAAACTCGATGCGCTTAGCCTTATGGTTGATATCAAAATCTCCGAAAAGGAAGTTTTCAAGATGCTCAAAAAACTCGTTCAATGTCCAATGAGGCAATGCAATGGCAAAGTTCCACGCAGCCCATGCAGCCGGAAGCGTATTGCAAATCAAGAGGTATTTATATTGCGATTGCTCCAGTTCTGCAAAGTTCGCCTCATACCCCAATTGCGAACAAATACGCTTCAAGATATACAATAAGTATGGCTGGAACGAAAGAGTGCTTTTGACATTCTCGAAGCCAGTGATGAAATGGACGGATGTGGTAACAGCATTCTGCAGATTGCCGGAATAGTTGTTTACCCACGGCAACGGCACCCAGTTGTTCGTTGGATATGGTTTGAACGCTTCTGCTGCTATAAGATTATCGCGCTTGGTAGGATATCCCAAATTCATTTCATTGAGATAGATATCGTCAAACGTTTCGTTAAAGTTCTGCTCGCTGCGACCCTCGAGGAATTGCGTTTTTACTTCTACGTCCGATATTTCTGTTATTGTGATGGAGCCAGACTTAAGGAAAGCACCGTCACGGATGTCGCAGTCAAACACCACCTTTGACTTGATAACATCCGCTCTGTGGATGTGCCCGAAGATGGCTATATTTTGGGCGCATCCCTTTAGTGGAAACGTAATTGTCAAGGTGTAGCTGTCGCTACCCGTAAACAGACGGTTCTCGAAGATGAAGTCAAACGAAGTGTTCTTCTTCAGATAGGCTTGTTTGCCATTAATAATAATTTCCATATTACTTACGTCTTGATTTAGGAGTTTTGTTTCTCATTAAAATACTATACTCATCCTGCGCTTGCTTGATGCCAGTGTCACCCGTGACCGTGTTCACCGTGACGAAAGGCTCGCTCAATCGCTCCTCCAACTGCTTCATCGTATCAGCATAACTCTGCATAGCCTTTGTGTTCTGCACGATTGCAGCCGTAGCCAGTCCGTCCGGCTGCTGCTGCACGATGATAGGCTGTTGCTGTTGTGGCGTGCTATATGCTACTGGCGCAATAGTCCGACTCACATCATCGGCTCGTAAGGATCCGATGGTGTTAGTACGCTGCGCATAGTCCAGGGCGTTGATGATAGGACGCGCAACCGGGTTGGCAAGCATCTCCTGCGAAGCCACCCATTCCCCGGCATGAACCACGCCCACTTCCTCATATTTACTGCCATTAGGTGTGAAGCCACCTTTGGCATAGCCCTGGCTTTCACTCGCTTGCTGCTGCTTTTTGATTGCAGCAATCTGAATAGCTCCAGCTGCCACCGCCATTGCAGCAGCCACTGGTGCCAGAATATAACCCACAAGCGGAATTGCCGCTGCCGAGCCATACGCCGATATGGCGTTCTGTGCCGTCTGCGCCACCGCTTGAATTACCTGCATGGCAAACATCTTTTTGTTCGCCTCGTTCTTCTTCTTAGCCAACTCTTTCTGTTTCTGCTCTTCGAGTTTCTTCACCTTGTAGTTGTTACCCTCCGCTTGCGATATCTCCTTATCATACCGCTTCTCGATGGCAGCAGTCTGTATCTCCAGTTCCGCCTGAATGAGCGAAGTCATGCCCGAAAATATTGAAGACATGCCCGATGTCAGCGTGTCGAAAGAACCTTGCACCGCCTGTCCGAGGTCCGAGTTCAGCCACTCCGTTATGTCCTCCGTCATGTTTTCGAGGAAGTTCTTGCTTGTGTCGTTGTACTCCTGACCGTACTTCTTCGCCAGTGCCACCTTTGCCTTTTGATACGCTTCCTCGATGCGCAGCTTTTCTTTTGCGTCGTTGCCGGCTGCTTTTATCTCTTGGGCATATACTTCATCTAAAGCGGAAGTTTCCTTTGTGTACTTCTCCTTCTTCTCAGTTTTATTGTCACCGAAGTAGTCCTCTTTGATTTTGGCAAGCTCCTTCTGATGCTTCTTCTCGTTGTCCTCAATGGTCTTCTGATTACGCTTTTGGTTTTCAACGAGCTTATTCTGATAATTCTTCTGCGCTTGCAGCTGTTCCTTAGAACCGTCCGTGTAGACCTTAGTCAAACGACGCAGATGCTCCAACTCCATGAGTTCAAGCGCATCATCAAACGTCTTTTGGTCCACCTTCCCATCAATGTACCGCTGCTTCTCCGTGGCAACCAACTCATTATAGTAGTCGTTCTCCTGCTTCGCCGATTGCGTGTTCTTGTCATCAGCGAGTTTTTTCTTCGCCTCATAGTACGCTGCTTCCGCTTCCAGTTTCTGTTCACTCGTAGCTTTGCCATTAGCCATAACCTTCTGATTGTACTCCATATCAATCTCTGTCATGCGGTTGGTGTACTCCTCGAAGTCCTTCTCACCTTTGGCATACGCAATGCGGTTGAGAGCCTGCTCCATGGTCTTCCAGTCCTTTTGCGGTTTCAGCACATCCTCAGTCTTCGTCTTCTTGTCCGTCTTAGGAGGCGTGTATGGAGGGTTCTGCGTCTGCTGTTCCCGCTTCTGTTCTTTCTTCGCGTCATTGAGTGCCTCCTTCTTGATGTCTTCGCCATATATACCTAAGATGTTCGCCTCACGCTGGTCGAGTTCCGCAAGATCCTCCTTCGTCTTGGCAAGTGCACGTCTGTTCGAGGCACGCAACGAGTTGACACCCAACTGCACCACCTTTCCCTCCTGACCAGGCATAACCGTTTCCGTCCTTGCCTCCATCTCATCCATGGCAACGACACGCTCCTGCCTCTGCTTTTCCAGATTAAGGTCGACACGCTGCTTTCCGATATCACGCAACTTATCCTTAGCACCCTCAATCTCATACTTGCGAGTCAACGACTTCAAGTAATCATCAAGAGCCTTCTTGTTCTCCTTATACTTGCCCGTGGTATCATCCAACTGGGCATTATAGTTCGGGATAATCTTGTTGAGCGCATCAATCGCCGTGTGTCTGTCCTTCAGCGACTGCGTTTCATCGCGAGCCACTGCAATAAGCGCATCAATCTTGTTCTTCTCGTCGATGATGCCCTCCTGCCCACGCTTGCGTATCTCCTGCAAGTCCTTTTCTGCTTGCGACACCTCCGTCATCTTCTTGTATAGCTTATAAAGAACCGCACCGAGAGCAATGGCTCCGGCTGCTATCGCACCATAGCCCGATGCGAGAAGGGCACCCTGCTTTTTGAGGTCCGACATCAGCCATGACTGTCGCACCCAATTGCCCTGCAGCTTGGCGAGACCCATTTGAAGGAGCAAATGAGCTGCATGTAATGTAGCTACCGTTGTCTTGTATGCTGTTGTCGCAACCTTGGAAATGACGAGCCACGCATAATGCGCCTTGAATGCAATGTTTGAAGCGTTCACCGCAATCTTATAGGCAATGAAAGCAGCAGTCAGCGAAGCCAAAGTAAAAGCGTTTTCCTTGATGAACGTGATTGAAGTAGACATGAACTTCAACAACAAGGTGGTGGAAGATATGACATGCTTCATTATCGGCTGTAGCTGCTCACCGAGTGCCACCGCCATCTCCGTCACACCCTTGCGAGCCTTGTCAAGTCCTGCCTGTACCGTAGTATTCTGCACATTGAACTCATTTGTGACCGATGTACCCTCCGCAAACGCCTTCGTAGCTTCCTCCTGCTCCCACCGCACCATATCGAGGTTGCCAGCAAGAGCCGAAATCACCTGCGCAGCACGAGCACCGTTCTCGCCCATATCCTTGAAGACTGGAGCCAGTACGTCGATGTTGCCCAATTCGTGAAGACGATTCAGCAACATAAGAAGTCCCTCGTTAGTACTCTTCTTCAGCGTTTCGTTGAACTCCTTAGCATTAAGACCCGTAGCCTTGATGATTTTGTCGTTCTCCTTGAACATATCCATAATGACTTTGGAAACAGCAGTTGCCGACATCTCCACCGCCTGTCCCTGGCTATCCAGCACCGCAGCGAAGCCCATGATTTCCGGGATAGTCATCTTCGCCTGGGCACCCACGCCAGCCATGCGCTGTGTAAAGTTTGCGAGATAAGGAGCAGAAGCCGTGCAGTTCTGCGACAACTCATTGATAACGGAACCCACGGCAAGCAGAGCCTTCTCCGTGCCGAGGCGTTCCTCGTCACCGAAGATGTTTGTAAGTTTACTCAATGTAAGCGTAGCCCCATCACCGAGGTCGTCCAAAGCCACATTGATTTGGTCGGCAGCTTTCACGAAGCCCAAGACATCCTCCTGCGATGTTTTGCCCAATCGTCCAGCTTCCTGCGCCAACTTATTCAACTCCTCACGCCCCGTTCTGGTGTCAATCTTCTGGAAGTCCTCATTCAGCTGCTCCACCTCCGAAGCGTTCATTCCCGTAAACTTGCGCACATTCGCCATCTCCTGGTCCATATCCGCAAAAGCGTTCACCGCCGAGCGTCCAGCCATGATGATACCCGTGATGGCAGCAGCGATGCCGGCAAGAGCAGTCTGCCAGTCGTTCAACTTTCGGTTCATCCGTTCCCACAGACTCTCATTCTCTCGCAACTGCGAGTTCACTTTGGCAATCTCCGCCTTTACACGCTTAATCGCCTCACATTGTCTGTTCCACTCTTCGCTTCCCCGTTCAAGCCCATTAAGGTTACGCTTCAGCTGTGCCAACGTGCGATTCAGTTCCTTTGGCGAAGTTTCATCGAGTTGTTGCAGAACATGCTCGACCCCTTTTGCAGCATTTTCAATCTGCGAGATTTGGCGATTGGTTTCCTTCAGTTCACGCTTTAGCTTCGTGAGCTGCTGTTTGTTTCCTGCTGCTGCCGCTTTCTCAATGGCTTTTTCGAGGTTTGCAGCCTGAGATTTCAGTTTCAGGAGCATATCTTCCGCCTGTTTTCCGTTTACAGTGAGCGTAACGGTCGCATTGGTGTTTATATTCGACATACGTCTTTCAATTTTAATGGTTTAATGATACGCAAAAATAAGACCGCTCAAACACCACTCAAAAGACGAGAAATAAGGCAGTTTCGCCCGATTTAGGCACGCTGGCGCCGACAAAAACCGACGAAATTTAAGCGATAGAAAAACGAAAGGCTTGTGTATCAAGCCGTTAAGGGATTGTTAAGGGATTTTCCCTTAACCCGTCTTGATAAAGACCCCCCGACCGCCCTGTCCTTGCTGACGACTACGACCGCCCGACCTATGCGGAATATGTAAACAAATGTTAATATTTAGTTTCTCGTATTCGCAAAACCGCCTTAGTTGCTTCAAAAGGCGAAAAGGCAGAAAGTGACGAAAAAGGTTTGCAAGTTTCGCTGATGACAAAAGCGAACCGAGGTTTCACGCTGATGCACAACCGCTCCAAGTTCCACGAAAAACGAGGGTTTCGGCTTGAGCAAATAAGGCTGAAACAATCAAAAGGTTTCGGCAAAGCACCGAGTTTTCGGCACGATATAGGGTTTCGCCTTGAGCAAATAAGGCTGAAATAAGCAAAAGGTTTCGGCAAAGCACCGAGTTTCGGCACGACATAGGGTTTCGGCTTGAACAAATAAGGCTGAAACAAGCAAAAAGTTTCGGAAAAGCACCGAGTTTCGGCACTTTAAGCCTCCAAGCCGAGCAAACCGAGGGTCTTGCCTTGCCACGAAAGGCTATTGGGTATCGGATGGGCATCAATGGCTTGCGGATGTTGCAATATATGCGAGAAAAAACGAAGGTTTCGGCTTCAGACTGCGCTCTTTCGTGCTACTGAACCACCGCCCACCACACCAAGCGAGCCACCACGCCACGCCCGACCCATCGGGCGGTAATGCGGCAGTGGTGAGGGATAAAAAGGTAATGCGCCTGTCGGTCTTGCCCGACATTAGGCGCACTACCTTTTCTATCCCATACCTCTGACATACCTATTTGAATAAGCGAGAGTGCTGTCAGACTTATAGCAATCTTGATTGCCATAAGTCAGACGGCTTTCTCGCATTGACAGACAATAGAAAGCATAGCTTTACCAAACCATGAAGGCATCGCCTTATAGGAAACAGAAGGCTCTGCCTTACCCGAAGCGAATGGATATGAAGTGGAATGTAATGAAGTGGTAATGTAGGACTTCTCCATGGCTCGCAGAGTCATAGAGAAACTCCGGAATGATAACGTAATGGAATGTAGCGCAATATCCTTTCGCAACAGTGGACGAAAGGAGGTGGCGCATAACGGACGGTTACGGGATGGAGAGCCACTGTCTTTCGGCTGAAGAAGAGAAGATTGAGCGCAGCGAAATGATAAACAATAGAGCGAAGCTGCACGGACTTATGCGCAATGCAATGGAGCGTGTGTCCGTACCTATTAAGAAAGGTGAAGGGTGTGCAACACTTTTCACCTTTGATGATGATAGATAGACATCTTCGATGTACAAAAAACAGAATGACATCGCAGATGTGGAGAAGAATGACGGAATGAAATGACGTGGAAGACAGATGGCGCTTGCGTGTTGATGATTGACGAGGAGGTCAGATAAGCTCGCTGCAAGCGTTGCTTGGCTGGGTGATGCGTCAATCATGTGCGTAGGTGGTGCATTGTTCGGTGGCGAGGACTGGCGTAGCCGTGAAATTGTGGGGCGTGTAATGAAGTGGAGGGGCTTTGGGCTGACGTGGAGAAATGTGTATGTTGCTTACCCCGTACCGTGACTCGTGTGCTTGCACTTTTCTCGAATGTATGGAGGACTATTCGACTTCAGGCGATTTGTCCTCCTCACATCCGAGAAAAAGAGACATGGTACGGATCAGGGAAGTGGCATACTTATTTTGCAACAGAAGCCCAAAGCGACGGAACGCAATGGAACACCCCACAATTTCACTTAGCCATGCAATGGCTTGTCCTCGCCACCGAACAATGCACCGCCGGAGCTGCCAGGCAATGAATTCGGGAGCCTGTGACCGAAGTGTTTCCTTCTGCCGGCGTGATAGCGACGGATAAGCATTAAGACGGCTACTGCCGTTATCATCATCAAGACGGCAATAGCGAGCTTTGCCGTGAAGGGAACTGAAGACCTTGACTTGATAATTTCCTGCGACTTGTCGGATGAAGACTGCTTCGCTATTGCGATGCTGTCTTCCACCTGCTGTGCAGCTGCGGACTCCTCCTTTTCCTCTTGGGAAAGGTGAAGTCCGTAGAGTCTGAGAGATGACGGCTTGCCGTGACTTATAGCTGAAGGCTTGCCGTGGTAAGATGGAGGCTTTGCCTTGTCATTGGACAGGGGCTTGCCCGATGGATAGCTGAGGTCGGAACATTGAGGGGTTGCCGACGTGTCGACACCCCCGAATGTGAAGACGCAGCTATCGAATGAAAGGGCGGTGAGGCGCTGTAGAGAACTGAATGAAAGATTCTGAGCGGATCGCCATTGAGCTTGCGAAACGGCGTTTCGCTCACTTTCATTGGACGATAATGCTGTCTTTGTGCTCTTGCACGCCAGTACAAATGCACAAAGAATAAGGATTAGGATATGTTTCATATCGTAGGGTTTAGATGTTGGCATACTCAGACGTGGCATCGAATGATGGGCACGCTTTGGCAGCGAAGTCGCAATGTCCTCGGATTTTGGCATTGGGGAACTGCACCCGGAGCTTGCGAAGAAGTGCCACCAATGCGGACTTCTGCTCCTCCGTGCGAGAGTCCTTAGGGTGTTTGCCGTCGGCGGTCAAACCACCGATATAGCAGATTCCTATGGAATGGGCGTTGTGCCCTTGGCAGTGCGCTCCCACTTGTGCGAGCGGTCTGCCATGATGCACAGAGCCGTCGCGATAGATGACGAAGTGATATCCGATGGAAGCAAAGCCTCGCTGTCGGTGCCAGCGGTCGATATCTGCCGTGGTGAAGTCCTTGCCTTCAGGCGTGGCAGAGCAATGGACGATGATGAGATCAATCTTGCGCATCCTTCTCCTCCTTCCGTTTCAGCTTGTCGTCGAGGTACGAGCGTAGTTCTGCATACTTAGTCTGTATGTAGATAGTGACACCGAAGATAGACCCGGCGTAGATAAGACACTCTGCGAATACACCCAGGACAGACTCGTGGATTTGTCCGGTGGGCGGTACGATGAATCCTGCGACAGCGAGGAGGAATCCACCGATGAGCATAGCTATGGCAGATACAATCTGCACATTTTCCTTAGTTTCTTTTGTCATAATGAATTGTCTTTTGAGAGTTAATATGATGTGGTTATCTTTGTATAAGATAAGCTGCATCTCAGCATAACAATCAAGCACGCTTGTTGTTCTGCATTCGATTTGCATTATCTTTGCGATTGAGTTGTGGTCGATTGGACCATTGCTCTTTGGCAGCGTGGTGTCGCGAACACCATTTTGCATCCGAGCTGTGGTGGACTCCTTGCGGAGAAACCATGGCTCTTTTCGTTTACATACTGAAATTGAAGGTGAGTTTGTAATTGTTGCTACCATCAACTCTATCAGCTCTTGCAATTACCCTGAACTCAGCGAGGTTAGTTCGGAGTTCTCCGAACTGGAACGGACCGTAATCTTTGGACTTCTTGTAAAAGCCGATGGCGAAGCGGAAATGGCGGTTGATGCCGAGAATGTTAAATGAGCGTTTGCCAAAGTAAATGCGGACTTCTGAAAGCCTTTGCGTATTGGGGTCGATGACGGCACGGCAGTCGCTGAACAACACACCAGGTTCAGTAAAAAACTTGCCTCTGTTCGGGTCGCCCTCCTTATCCAGACGGAAAGAAATCTCGTCGCCATTATTCACACTAATCTTTCGGTCGTCATAAAAGCGGTTCCAGCCACGTCGCCGTGGAAGATACTCACGCACACCGTTTTCATCCTCCTGCTTGCGACTTGTACGCACCGAGTGTCGGAAAATGACCGGTGTAAGCCCTTGCCGGATATAACGGTAGGCATCCTGTATCACAAGAGTACTGTCAGTGATGATACATTCAATGTGCATCTGCGTAGCTTGCTTCATCGTGGCAAACTTCTGAATGTCCGTTTGCAACGATTTCATCTGCGATGCAAGCGACTTGATATCCGTCTGAATCTTTAGGATATCTTCAGCGTTGACAGTGGTTGCTTTGGTGTTTCTGGAAACACGGAGGCTGATATTTGCAATACCCTTTTGTAGATTTAAGATTGTTTCCTCCAAAGTTGAAAGCGAAGAGAAATACTTGGAGATATCAGCCTTGCACTTGTTCAAGTCCTGCACCTGCTGCGCACGCATGACACCGGCACGCTCGGTAGTGGCTTGGCGGATGAGGATGGAATTGGGTGCAATTTGATTAATGCCTGTAGAGAGGTTTGCCTTTCCCAATGTGAAATACACGTTGTTGCGGTCGTCCGAGCCGACGGTGAGCGATGTCAGCACATAGCCGATGCGTGCAAGATCCGAGCGCCAATTATCAAGGCGACTCACGTCCGTCTGCAGAGCAGCTTTGCCCAAAAGGTCAGCTATTTTCTGCAACAGTGCGCCCAGAACTTCGGGCGTTATAGCCTCTTCGCGCGTCTCGCTGCGAAATGAGGTAATGAGAGATGTGATAGATGAAATGTCAGCCATACTTTTGCTTGTTTTTAGCAAAGGTATGGCTGACTTTTAGATGGAGAAAAGACATTGTTAGTGATTATAGCGCACATACTTGTCGTCAAGTGCCTGGGCGACGACACCGACGAACTCATGAGCGATGTTGTCGGAGAGGAAGTCACGGAGGTTCATGACGGAAGCGTAGTACTTACGGCTGAACCAGGGCTTCTTCTTGCGCTTGCGTTCACGTCCGATGTCGCCCTTGTTTCCACGAGGAATCTCTTTACCCGTACCGAAGTTCTGCCAAAGCCCATATTCGAGGAAGGACTGGCTTAGTCCTAACTCAATGAAACGACCATCCGCACGGACAGGGAGTGACTTGGGACTATGGAGCAAACGTCCGGTGTCGATTACACCGAGGAGAGTCATTTGCTCACGCCATATTTTGAGCATCGTATCGTTGAAGGCAAGAACGAACTTCTCACGTTCTTGCAGTTGTGGGTCATTGCCATTCAGTGGGGTCATAACGGAGGTCGGTATAAGTGTCAACGGCTATTTGGAAGAAAGCACAGGCACAGCCAGAGAAGAAGTATTGGTCGATTTCCTGAAAGGAGATACGAGAGTCGAGATAGATATTATGCTGCTCCTGCTTCGTCTTTTCAAGGATGAGCTTGCTCATAAACTGCCGGAACAGCTCGCGCATGGTGTCCATGCACTGCTGGCGTGCTGCCATGTCATCGATGGCATGGCGCATGGCGAGGAACACTGTCTTCACTCTTCGAGTGTGCGGACTGTTGTTCACCTCGATATAGCCTTGGCTTATGTCGCTGACGGCGATGATAGCCGTGGCGGACTGCAGCTGCTGCAAGGCTTCCTCGAAGCCGTCGAGTCCGCTGACCTTTGCGAATACAAAGTCATGGGCCTTGGCGAACTTGTTTGTTTCTGTGAGGGATGCGAAGAAGGCTGTGGCATCCCAATTGATATTCTTGTCTGTCATTTCGTTTGTCGTTTGATGTCTTCTACTTCTTTAGCCTTAGCATCGAGTTCTGTGAGTGCTCGCCATGTGTCCATCGAGAGCACTGCTTCCTCTTTGGTGATGTCTCCACCAGTAAGTGCACGGATCTGTGCATTCATGGCAGTCCGCAGCATCTCGCCGATGGGCGGTGCATAGCCAAGTAGGTTCTGCTCGTCGGCTGGCATCGGCTGCAAGAAATGTGGAAATAGTCGGGCGAAGTAATGCTTCAGCGACGAGAACCAATAGAAGGCGTTGAGCAAAAGCGGTGTTGTGAGGTGACGCGACTTTACCTTTGGGTACAGAAGCGTGGCGAGGTGGCTAAGCAAATCCTCGTTCTTGGTGTGGAGAAAGCCCTGATAGTAGTTGTCGGCAGATATGAATGTCGAGAATGGCACTCTCTGGAAGTCGGCTTCGATGGCAGTGGCTCTTCTGATTTTGGAGATGCGAACTGGCAACGGAGCAAATTGTCGTAGGAAGTCCAATGAAGCCGTGGCTGCTTGCATTTGTCTGATGGTGAGCGTAGTCTCCTGCTTGGGCGTATGTCGCTGCTTCACGAGATAGCTGCCGTCATACGTCTTGCACAATACCCTTATGTCTGCCCATTTGAACAGACAGAGGGTGAGAATTTCTTCCATTGGCAGATCATGCGAGAGCTGCGTGAAGAAATACTGGAGTTGGCTGTCAGATAGTGACTGCCAATCTTTGGGGACTGATAAGTTAAATGTGTGTATCATGGCACAAAAATAACATCTGATTAGTAATTCGAGAAAGACAAAAATGACAAATAGTATATATAAACAATGGATTTTTTGTCATTATATTGGCACTTTGGATTTTAAGCAGTAATTTTGCAGATTATGA